AATTATAAAGAAAATACTAATACTATTAAAATTCGTCAAGATGATTACAATAAACGTTTTGGTAAGGTTGATGATAGTATAAAAGACAAGGATATAGAGTGGCCTGAAACTAAAAAAATAGGGGAGTTATTAGCAGAACTTCGTAAAAAAATTAAACCGAGTTCAGGTTATGAGGTATTATTTAGATCCAATAAGAAAGTAATCAGCGATGATGATTATATTACAGCAGAGACAGTTTTAGAGATTTACTTTAAAAAAGTGGATAGTGAGTGGGTTACTGTTAAGTTTGTAGGACGTGGTATTGATAAATTCTTGTCTGATGGTCAAGAGGTACTAGTAGGATCTAGAATAGATAGTATGATTAATTTACCAACGGCTACTGGAGTTACAGAGCAGGAGTTCTTAGGTTGGCAGGCAAATAACGATTATTTAATGGCTGGTGAAAACTCAGAAAATATTAGAGTATCAAAAAATAAACTATTACAAACTAATGAATTAGGTGCTGTAGTTACAGAAAAAGGGAAAGATATTGAATTTACTGCAGTATATAGAAAGTTATTTAATGTAGAATTTGAAAAAACTTTTGAAGGAAATATTAATCTTTCTAAAGGTACATCTAATATTTTAAGAGTTGATGAATTTAATAATATTGGGGATGCTACAAAAAATAATAAAATAATAGTAGCACCTAAATCAGGTTACTCATTATCTCATTTTATTGCAAACAAAACAGTAAAAGTAAATATGGGTAAAGGAACAAAAGAGATTTTTGTAGGTCAAAAAATTGAAGAAAATGATCTTTATAATATCGTTCCTACATCAGATTTAAAAATCACTCCGGTGTTTAAATTAAGTGTAATTCCGTCAACACTAGAAGAAATGATAGAAAACAATAAGATAAAAACTGTTGATGATGCATTAGATCTAAAATTTGAATCAACTGAAAATATTAAAAAAATATTAGGACCACTTTATTATTTAAGGTAATAACAAAAAGCCTGTTAAATAGACTTCTAACAGGCTTATTTTTATTTTTGCGTAAAATCTGCGCAAAGGTTATTCAATTTTAGTCTGAGATCTAATTTCATATTCTCAGTTACATGTGTATAAATATCAAGAGTGGTATTAACATTAGCGTGACCTAATCTTTCAGATATGACCTTAATAGGAACTCCGGCTTCAACCAACAGAGCAACATGAGTGTGTCTGAACATATGTGTAGATAGTTTTATTTTCTTTAAGTGATGATTAAGTGCTGGAATAGAAGTGTTGAATAGAGTCTCTGAAGCACTCATGTATCGCATTAAAATTTCTAATGTTCTATCGTTGATTTCAATTGTTCGCACACTAGATAAAGTTTTAGGCGATGTGAAGATTCCTGAAGTGTGTTTAGTTTTATTTACACTAAGTGTTTTATTTTCTATATCAATATCTTCAGGTGTTATTGCTAGCAATTCTCCAGCACGTAATCCTGTTAGTACTTGAACCGTCACAAAATCTTTAGTTAAAGGGTGGGTGATTGATTCTAATACGTCTTGAAGTTTATTAGTTTCTATATATTTAATCTTTTGTTTTTCTTTGAATTTATCTTCTTTTGTTAGTGTGAATTCTAAATTGATGTTAAATGTTGGAATATAGTAAGCTTTAATAAATTTAAAGAAGATGTTAAAGACAGTTTTGATTAATCTAACATTTTTTGGTGAGTAACTTTCTCTGTACTGATTTAGTTTTTTTTCGTACTCAAGTTTTGTTATATCATTAATGTTAATATCATCATCTATTAATTTCAAAATTGTCTTATAAGAAGTTAGAGTGTTGATACTCACAGAATTCTTTTTAATCTCTAAAAATTCATTTTTATAATATCCGATTGTTTTTAATTCTATTTTATCTTCTAATTTTTCTCTAATTTTCTCTTGTAATTCCTCGTATGCTTCTTTTTCTGAAGCACGTGTTTTGTTAGGTTTAATCACAGTAATACGTCGGTATTTTCCTTCTTTGTCCTTATAACCTTCTGTGAACTGCCATTTTCCATTTGGTAATTGTCTTTTTTGCATAACAAATACACATCCTTTCTTGTATTGATAAGATGTGTATGATATACTAATAATGTAGTTTGTGTGTATACCATACACATTCTCTGAGATATTGCAGTATCTCATTTTATCCTTTACTCTTGCAGGAGTAGAGGATTTTTATTTTGTCTAAACTGGTCGAATTCCACCAGTTAAAAAGAAAAAACCGTCAGTAACTAGTTACCAACGGTTGAGAGCATTAAGCTCTAGTGAAGATTTGCGATAGATACATTTAAGTATCTATGTTAGTAACTTAATTATAGCATTTTGAATTTTTAATTGCAATATTTAACAATGGTTAGAATTAAGATTTAAAAAAAAATCATTTTGATAACAGCTATTATAATAGATATTATAGATATTATAGATGGAATAGCTAAACCTATTATCCAGTTTCGTGTTTTTTTAGCTTCATCATTTAAATATACTTTAAACTCATTTAATAATGCGGGCTTAAATTCTTTATTTAGATATTGTTTTGTCGCAAAAGAATTCATTTTACTTTCTATTTTCTGTAAATCTTGTCTTATCGTTTTTACATCTGATTTAATATCTGATATATCTTTGTCTAATCGATTTATTTCTTTTTCTGTTTCTTTTCTTGGTATATATTCGGTCATGTCAAAACTCCTATTAAGCCTATAAGATTTTATCTTAGATAATTCATCTTCTGTTAATTTAACAAGAGAGTGGGTATTATCTATCTTCATTATATCATTATTAGGTGATAAAGTGGAGTTTGAAGACATATTTTCTTGCGTTTTTATACTGTTTTGTGGTAAATTAATTATTTCTTGATTTATCATTTTAATTAATCCTTAAAAACTGTTTAGCTTTAGTCACTAAATTACCGTTTTGGTCTTGTAAGCTTAATTCTAAATAATAATCACCTTTTTCTTCAACAACATTAGTAATATTTTCAACATTCAAAGCTGTAGCCATTCTACCGTCGTTTAGTTGAAAGCCCCAAGGAAATTTAGACATAACCACGGTTTCGTAGAATTTAAGAGCACGTTCTTTAGTTTCCATATTTACCATTTCTAGCATTATATAATAAACTTCATCCGAATCGTTACCTAGCAAATTAAAATTCATTTTCATATTAAACATTAAAGGTAATTCTTCCACTTCAATACTGAGTGGGAGATTGGCATATCCATCACTACCTGATAATTTAACTGATGTTATAAAATTTAAAATTTCTATCTTTTCCATTCTTATATTCTCCTTAATATTTTTGTCTCAACTCAACTACTTTACCTAATATTACAACTGGTTTAGTTCGAATATCTTCATTAGAATAAAACATAGGCGGATATTTTGGGTTAGTAGATACTAACATTATTCCATTATCAGTTTTCTGAAGCCTCTTACAGGTTGCATCGTCTCCATTCACTAAAACAATAACAGTATCTCCGCTGTTAGCATCTGATTGTTGACGTACTATTACAACATCTCCGCTTTCCATACGAGGCTCCATACTATCTCCTTTAATTCTAAGTCCGAAGAATTCACCTTGGCTTTCCCATGATTGAGGCACTTCCTCATAGTCCAGTATATCCTCAACAGCTGAAATAGGTATTCCTGCTGCGACTGTTCCTAAGACTGGGATTTTTAAGCCTTGGGGTTTTGGAGGTTCATAGTCTATTCCTAATAGGTAATCAGGAGTGGTGTGTAATACGGAAGCAAAGTCACCTATTTTATTAAGTGGTAATTCTCTTGTACCGTTAAAGTATCTTGAAATAGCAGATTTTGCTATCCCTACCCTGCGGCTTAACTCACTCATTGACATATTTTGTTCTTCAGTTAATTTTTTAACTAATTCAACTACTTCTCTATTAGTTTTCATTTTAATCACCTCCTATTAATAATTACATTATACCATTGTTCCCGTTTGAATACAAGAAATATCATAAAAAAACATTTTTTATATTTTTTTAGAAAAAGTGTTGACAAAAAAGAACGAGGGTGTTATTATTAATTTGTACTCGAAAGAGAACGGATAAAAGAAAGGAGCTATCATGAGATTAGATATTAAAAGATTAAAAGCAGAAAGAATTGCTAAGGGATTATCTCAAGAGGAAATGGCTACTAAAATGGGGTGGAACTCAAGAACTCCCTATGTTAAAAGAGAATTAGGTATGATTGATATCGGTGTGGATGAATTTTTAAAAATGATTAAAATTCTAGGTTATACTGAGAATAATTTATCTATTTTTTTTACAGAAGATGTTCCCGTAAGAGAACGATAAAATTCTTTCCATTAAACTAAACCCTCACTTATTTCAAGAGAGGAGAAAGGAGGATTGAAGGATGGATATTAGAACTAAACCTATTATAAATGGAAATAATGAACTTGTAGATATTAAATACAAAGAAGTTAATACTCAGGATAAATTTTCTCTTAAAGAAGAAGAACCGATTAGAAATGAGATTATTAATGTTTTAGCTAAACATAATCTTCCTTATTGGAAAGCTAGAAAAGTTTTAGAAAGAACTACAGATTTTCTAGTTAAAGAATCTGTAGTTCAAGAGATTATTTAAAGTTATTAACAAGCGTAATTGCAGCTTCTCTAATAGCTGTTTCTAATGGTTTATTAATAGGATGAGCCCCTGAAGTATAAAATAAATCTTTGGTAAGATCAGTTTTAAGTGTTTCATTAACTGTAGTAATTTTACCAAAAGAATCTATATATTCTAACGTTAGTATAATATCGTCTTTAAAAGAATCTGAAATATTTGTTGAGAATTTTTGACCTGGTGCTATAAATGAACCAATTACAGATTTCATTTTGAATTTTTCATTGTATTCATCTAGTTTAGAATGAAATTTTAAATTTGTTATCCTTGCTGGTGTTTTACCAAAATTCTTAATTGCTAGATTTTTCTGAAATGATAAACCATTTATAATTTCGATGTAGGGTGTAACAACAGGTTTTGTAGCATTGTATATAGATTTCTTTGTTAGAAATAAATTTATAGTAGAAATAATTACTGATATTACCGATATTGCTATTGGAATTATGATTATTAAATAATCAAATGTTGTTCTTTGCATATAATTCACCTCCTTTGAGGTAATTATATCATAAATTAAAGGAAGGTGATTAAAATGAAATTTAACACATCTGAACAAGATGAAGCTTATGAGAAGTTTTTAGCTGAACGAAAATTTTGGGTTTATGAAAAAGATTTACCAAGCAAGATTAACATTTCTAAATATATGCTCAAGAAAATTGAACCTGAGATTATGAAACTTGAAAATTCTTATGACCTAATTCGCATTGTGAATAAGCGTTTAAAAAAATATCATTACGCAAGGGTCGAGATGTTTTTACATCTATATAACGATTCTCAAAAGAAAGGAGCTTAAGAAATGAATAGTTTAAGAAAAAGAAAATTCAACACATTATATCTTACATTAACAACAGTAGCTATTTGTACATTCTTAATGACTGATATTGATTACACAAGAATTCTATCGGTGTTAGTCGGAGTTGTTACTTTGATTTTTTATAATTTTGATGAACGTGGTAAGTGTGTGTTTGAAGAGGAGGTAGAGGATGAATAAACTAAGGAGATTATTTGCAAGACGTGGATTTGAAGTAATTGAAGGAATGAATGGAGAATTGCCGGTCAAAGCAACGATTCATAGTGCTGGGGTTGATTTTATAGCTAGTCAAGAGATTATTATTCCTGCCTTTAGATTTAAGGGAGAGGCTACACTAGTTCCAACTGGAATAAAAGCTTTTATGCCTAAAAATGAATGCTTGCTAATTTTTGCTAGAAGTAGCTTACCTGTTAATCGTGGATTAATTATGAGTAATGGAGTGGGGGTCGTGGACTCTGATTATTACAACAATTCAAAAAATGAGGGCCATATAATGCTAGAATTCAATAATTTAACTAATAAGCATCTTACGATTAAAAAAGGTGAGAGAATTGGCCAAGGTATATTCTACAAAGTGCCTAAAGTAAGTTATGGTGTTAATTTAAAAACAGATAAGCGAGGTGGAGGCTTTGGAAGTACAAATAAATAATGGTAATATTAATAAATTTAATTCTAAACAATTAGAAATGTATGTTCATTTTGTACTTTATGGGGTAAAAATAATACCTTATGTTAAAGAAGAATTCCCAAAAGAATATGAAACGCATGAGCTATATGAGGTTTTGGGAGAATATTTTACACAAACGGCTAAGAATTTAAAAGCTCTTAGTGTAGAAGAGGAGTGATCTATAATGAGTATTCTAAACTACAGGGCCTTTGTTGATAATAAAATGTATAAAGTCGTAGGTTGGATTGGTGATTTTATCACTTTGAGTAGGAAAAATGAGAACTCTTATATTCAATCTATCAATGTTAAGCGTAAAGATATTTATATTATGCAATCAAGTGGCCTAAAAGATAGAAAAAGTAATGAAATATTTCATGGTGATATTGTTAAGAATTCTGATAAGGATGTTGGGATTGTAAGATTTAGAGATGGTGCTTTTGAAGTGGATTTTAAGGAGTACATTCCAGTATTGTTAGGACTGATTAATGATGATTTAGAGATCATAGGAGATATTCACAGGAATAAGAAGTTGCTGGAAAAAATTGTTGATAAGAATAAAAAAGTTGTATGTATGAACAAAATTGAGAAAAGGTTGTCTAAAAAAGGAAAAGAACGCCTAAATAGACGTTCAAAGATTAATTAAATTATATCGTAATTAATATGAAAATGCAAGAGATTTAGAAATAAAGTAGGTGAAAGAAATGTTGTTGTTTGATGAAACACCGATTGTCTTTGACAGGACGTTGGCAAGAGAGATTGGTGATAGGCACGCTACAGTGTTGCAGCAAGTTCATTACTGGATAGAAATCAATAGAAAAAAAAGAAATAAGGATGTCTACAAGGATGGCTATTACTGGACGTACAGATCTATAAAGAAATGGCATGAAGAAGAATTCGACTATTTGTCACTTTCAACGGTAAGAAGAACGTTTGATGATTTAATCGAGGAGGGTTATCTGATTACAGGTGAATATAATAAATTCGGAGCTGATCGAACAAAATGGTATAGAGTAAACGCAGAAAAAATAAGTAAGCTCTATGAAAGAATCAACCAGGAAAAACATCTGTCAAATACGACAAATCCAAATGCTCAAAATGAGCAAATGGAAATAGTCAAAATGAACAATTCTGAAATGCTCAAAATGAGCGAACCTATACAAGAGATTAAAAAGAGATTAAATAAAGATATTAATATATCATCTCATTCTAATAATATTACATATAACGAGCAAAATGAACAAATGAATGAGTTGAATGAATCAAAAAATAAAAATGATAAGTCTTTTAGGAAATATAATAGACAATATTTCAAGGACAGCTTTGGGTTTTCCCGAGTCAGTAAGAATAAACAAGTGGAGCTTGATAAGTGGATTAAATATGCAGTCGATATTTGCTTAATGCCTTCCGATGCAAAATTGTATGTAGGTAAAATGCGCTTAACAGCAGGAGAGGTTGCTCAAAGATTAAGTGAGTTGAGGTATGAGCATATTCAATATATATTCGATAGATTAAGTCAAGTTAAGTATCCTACAAATCATCAGAAGTATATGCTGGCCGTCTTGTATAATGCAAAAGAGCAATATGAAAGCAGCAAATCAACTTTCACTGGTGGAAATAATATTCAGGGACGTTATGAGATGCCTATGCCAGAATATCTACAGGAAAGGGTCAATAATCGTGGGAAGGTCGCTGGAGAACGGACTGTAACCGATGAAGATGAGGAAGCATACAATGAACTAATGGAAGCTTTGGAAGGAAAAGAACGTGGTGATGTTCAGAGATAATTTCTAATTAGGAGGTTATCGATGGAATTTGTTGAACCATTAAGGACTCAAGAGGAACTGGATGCAATGAATTATTATTTTAAAAGTAGGTGTGAACGTGATTATTTACTGTTTTACATGGGAATAAATGTGGCTTTTAGAATTAGTGATTTATTAGGACTTAAGGTAGGTGATGTTAGAGGTAGGGATAAAGTCAGAAGACGTGAGATGAAGACTGGAAAGCTTAGAGAGATGGTAATATTGCCAAAATTAAAGCGAGTATTAGAGGAGTATTGCGCCGATAAGGAAGATGAGGAGTATTTGTTTAAATCGACAAGATACAAGAAATCTAATAGGCCGATTACTAGGACGCAAGCTTACAGAATACTTAAAGCTGGGGCTAAGGAATGTGGGATTAAGAATATTGGAACACATAGCTTCAGAAAGACTTTTGGATATCATTTCTACAAGGAGAGCAAGGATGTAGTCACACTCATGAAGTTATTCAATCACCATGATCCAAGTATAACGCTAAGATATATTGGGATTGAAAGAGATGAAATGAGTAAGGCTGTGAAAAAATGGGGCGGACTGTAACCTCATTTTAAAAATAAAATGTGATATGTAATCACTAAGGGAAAGGTTACAACATATAAATTACGATATATTCAAGATGTTGGCAGTAGTAAGGTTTGAGGACATTAAATAAATGTAACACTTTATAAGATAAGATACATATATATTTAATAAATTAGTCAGTCAATCAGTCAATCAATCATAAAAAACAAAGGAGAATTAGTAAATGATTAACAGTGTAATTTTAACTGGAAGGTTAACAAAAAATATAGATTTAAGACAAACAAGTACAGGAAAAGCAATGACTTATTTTACTTTGGCAGTAAATAGAGTTTTTAAAAATGAACAGGGAGTTAGTGATGCAGATTTTGTTACTTGTGTAGCTTTTGGAAAGCAAGCAGAGAATATGGCAAGATATTTAACTCAAGGAAGTTTGATAGGGGTAGAAGGTAGAATTTCTACAAGGAATTTCCAAGGTAATGATGGTAAGACTGTTTATGTTACTGAAGTAGTAGCAAGTAGTATAACTTTCTTAGAGAGTAAGAAGCAACAAGGGAATACTAATCAATATGGACAAACACAAAATGGTGGTTATAGCCAACAAGCTAATAATGATTTTGGAGGATTTGAAGATAATATTGATTTTAATATGGGGTGGAATCCATTTCAGGAAGATTAGTTAGAGGTGTAAGAATTTGATTAGTGAGAAGTTTAAAGAATATATTTTTATAGATGAGGAGCATGATATATTTAAGGGAAGAATGGTTAGATATAGATTTCCTAATGGTTATGGTGCTTCAGTGATAGAAGGTGAAGATAGTTATGGGTTAGAGCTTTTAGTATTAGAATTTTCTGAATCGGACTATGGAGATACAGCAACAGAATTTACAGATGATGTTATAGGATTTATAGATGATGAGGAACTAGATCAAATTTTAGAAAGGATATCAAGGTTGGGAACAGATGGGAAAGAAAAGAGTTAGAAATACTTTCGGTTATAGCAAGCCTGGCCAAAAAAAGTTGACTTGTAAGCAAGCAACGGAGTTAGCACTAAGTGAGATTGAAGAGAGTTATACTAAAAGATTGAATCGAGAGGTTAATCTTAAGGTTGCTGACTTCATAGGAGACTTTTGTTTAGCCTTGGCCTGGAGCTTACGAGCAAATCATGGTTACGGAGCTACAAGAATTGAGAGAACAATAAGAGAGATGTTTCAAGTTGTGAGTGACGCAAAAATGAAAGAAGTTGGCTATTTTCTATTCGACATGAGAGAGATTAGACAACAGTTGGAGGTAGAAACAGGATTAGATATTGAGCCTGTAATTACTGATGAGGTAAATAAACATATAATTAGAGCAAAGGAGTATAAAGCGAATTATGAAAAAAGTAGTTAGTATTAGTGAGATGATAGAGGTTATAAAAGAGAAAACAGGTTGGAGTGAAGCTATCTTGGCAATTGAACTTGGAGTAGGTTCACAAAATATTACTTCTTGGAAAAGAGGAACAATTCCACGTAGTAAAAATTACAAGAGATTAAAAGAACTTTATGAAGATTTAATTAAGGATGATAGTCAGGTTGTTAATAAAAATAATAAGATAGAGCTAGGGTTATTAGATAGACTTGCTGAAGCAGATAAACATTTAGAAGACCTTGCGAGAAAACAAGATCTTTATCAACAAAATTTAGCTTGGGTAAATGGCAAAATTACAGTGTGGACTCATGAGAAAAGAAAGTTAATAAAAAAACTAGAAGAATTAAGAGGAAAGAAAGATGAATAAAAGACAAGCTAAAAAATTAGAATTAAAGAATGAAATAAGCGATATTAAGAAAGATTATAAGTTACAGGAAATGAAAATAGATGCTTTGAATAGTATCAATAATAAGTTTTTAAATGAAAAAGAAAAGCTGATATATAAGTTTAAAAAGCAAGAGCAGTTGTTAAAAGCTAATAAAGAGAGTTTAGCTAATGTCATACAAGCACAGAGTTATTTAGAGATAGAGAACAGAAAAAGAATGGCAGAATTGAGTGGTGTAATTAGAAAATATAACGATCGCATTTGTATATTAGAGTATAGTGTGTTTGGAATAATATTTTTATTGATTGCAATATTCATATTAGAGGTTATTAAATGGTTGATATAGGAAATATAGCAACATTGGAAAGAGTAAAGGAAATAAGAAAATGTTAGAAAAACTAGCTATAGCCGGAATTATAATTTTAGTTGGTGCTTATTTTGTATTTATATTTATTGAAGCAAATGAGTATCAAGAACGTAAAGAAAAAGAAAAACAAGAAGCCATAGAATTAAGGATAAAAAATGCTAGATTGGAAGAACAACTAAAAGCACTAGACGACAAACAAGCTGAACAAACTAAAAAAATAGCGGAAATGAACGGAATTGGAGGATAAGCAATGGACGAGAAAATAAAATATTTAAAAAGAAGGATATTTAACTTAGAGCAGGATAATATTGTGCATTATGACCTATTAAAGGAATTTCATTATGAATTATTTAAAATTAAGATGAATTTAACTATTTTGAATTGGTTGGTAATATCTTACATAATTTATAAAGTTTTAAATTATATTTGGGGTAAATAATATGAGAGGTAAAAAGATGTTTAAAAAAGTTTGGGATAACTTAGAGATTATATTAATCACACTATCAATGTTGTTAGCGATGTTCACAATAGGATTGATGTTAGGGGTATATATTTCAAGTGAAAATGTTGAGAAATTGTCAACTGAAAATATTAGACAATATCAGACTATACAGCAGCAAAAGGAAAGAATTAGAGAGTTGCAAGAGATGAAACAGTTGAAGGAGATTTATGGATAATGGAAAGTAACGATAAAATATTTGAACTAATATTCACAATGAAAGATGATGAGACTATTTGTGTTAGGGTGACTAAAAATACGGTTGATAATGTATATAAGTTACATAAAGATTTAGATGAACTCAAAGGTGATATAATACTAGATTTTGACGGAAAGAAAGTCGATTTAAGAAAAGTAGATTATTTCAGATGGTATATGATTTAGGAGGAGATTAATGTCAAATTTACCGATAGTTAATTGGAGTGATTATTTTATGATAGATGTATGCGACTTAAACGGGAAATTAAGATTTTCTTATATGTTGAACAATACTGGTACTAAAAGAATAATATTAAAAGTATCTGATAAAGAATTAGAAAATTTTAACTACTTTGTAGAATGCTTACAAGAGCTAGGAAATAAATTAGGTGTAGTGGAGGAATAATGATGAAACAACCAAAAGTATATATTAAGAGTTTAGATATGGTATTACCTGTAGAAGTGATTAATTACCATGAAAAAACAGTTGAAGTTTATTTTAATGATAATGCAGATAATGTACCTTATAATTTTGATGAAGTTGAATTCATTTACGGTACTGGTATTAAAGATAAAAATGGGAAAGAAATAGAACATGGAGATATTTTGAAAACAGAGTTTGCAGGTATTCTCCCTATAAAATTTCATAATGTTTATGGTTTTTATGCAGTTAAAAAAGATGATAAATATTGGTTTGCAGAAGAAACAGAGGATGAAGTTAATGAAACATTATCAAAAACAGAAGTAATTGGTAATATTTATGAGAATAAAGAATTGCTGGAGGGGTAAAGATGAAATGGAATAAATTAGAATTAAGAGAGTTACCTATAGAGGAACAAGAAGGCGATAATTATAAAACTATGTGGTATGGACCTATACCAGAACTTGGCGAAGAAGTATTAGTTACTGTACCTTTGCCTTCCGGGAAGTTTATTAAGACATATACTGATGCGTGGATAGAATTTGATAACGTAGTAGGTTTTGAATATACGGATAATGATGTTATTTACTGGATGAAAATGCCACAATACAATGGAGAACTAGACGATTAGGAGGAAGAATGATGAATAAACAAAAATATTTAAATGTTGAAATGAGAGTAATGTTTAATGTGCCAGTAGATGAAGATTTTGATATAGAAGAACTATCTGAAGAAGAATTAGAAGAATTAGCGTGTGATTATTTTTTTAATCAAAATGGATATGATACAGCCGATTATTATGATTTTGAATTTGATATTTAATGGAGGAATAGAATGACTAACAGAATATATTTAGCGTTAAAATATAAAGATGCACAAATAATAAAGCATGCATTACAAGACTATGTTAAGAGATCAGATGTTAAAAATAACACAGATATTGAAGAAGAATTAGTATTACTTAGTAGTATTGAAGAAGAAGTTAACTTATTCAAGAATAAGAATGGAATTAAGTAAGAGGTAAAAGGGGTGCTTTACTAATGAAACTGTACAAAATTACAATTAATTTCAAAAATGGAGAAAAAGCGATTTATGTTTTTGGTGTAGAAACAACAAAGAAATTACTTTGGTATTTCGATATGGCAAAGGAAAACGATGAAATAGTGTATTTTGAATATGATTTAAGAGGTATAAAAATAAACCTTATGGATGTGAGCAACATTAATTGTGAAGAAATATAGGAGGAAGTAATGAGAGATAAAAAAGAACGAATTGCTTATAAAAAAATTAGATATTTAGAAAGAATTAGAGATTTAGAAGACAGTATTCAAGAATTGCATGAGCAAATCAAAGATGAAGAAGCAAGAAAGACTAGAGTAAAAGCCATTGATTATTCTAAAGAGCAAGTCAAAGGTGGTAACAAATCAAGTTGGGAGGCAATGATTGATAGAGTTGATAGATATATTCAAAAATTATTAAATGCTATCATAGAGCTTACTGAAATGAAAGAAGAAGTATTAGATTTAATTATGAATGTGAAGAATACAAAATATAAACATTTGCTTATAATGAGATACATTAGATGGTATAGTTGGGATTATATCGAAAAGAAAATGGATATAAGCCAAAATACAAGATTAAAGTATCACACAGAAGCATTGTCAGATATATATATTCCGGATTTACATTCAATGAGATTTTAAAATATTTTAGAATATTCTAATATATTGTAATATATATACACATACATTATATTTGCTATATAAT